TTTTGATTTGAAAAAAATTATTTTTAACCAAAAACATAATATAAATATGTTTGGGTATGATGTTGAGTGTTTTGTTCAAGATGAAAACACAGAAGCATTTAGTAGTGGGGTATATTCAATTCTTTATGATATGTGGATTAATGAACCTAAAAAAATTAATAAAGAAACTATAGACAAAGAATTAATTAAAGAAAGATCCAAACAATGGATGAGAATTATTGATGGTGTTGTTGACAACATAGAAGACGAAGACCCTGAAGAAATAAAAAATATTGTAAAAAAATATAAAGAAAAATTAAAAAATTTTAGAAATTGTGGATTAGAAAAAGGTGGTGAAATGTCTTTAGAAAATTTGGTATTTAAACTCCTTAGAAGAAATGGTTATATTGAAAAATTATACGACCTACCAACTAAAATTATTGATAAAAAACTATCAATGAAACAATAATAAAATAAAACCAACAAATAAACCTATTTATCGATATATTTATATAGAAAAATAATATTTTAAAAACAAATATGCTATGGGAGGATTAAAACCTATTGGAAGTGAGAAATTAGACGGTATGGACAAGATCCGTAGAATTATGGAAATTGCCAGATACAAAGAAAATATACCAACACCAAGAAATGAAGACAAATCATCTGAATATAAGTTGTCTTTGTCTGATGGTAACACATATGAAATAATTAAAGAAAGACAAGGGTATATTATTAAACAAACGATATCTGAATCAGTTTCTGATTATATTTCACCTATGAAAAATAGAAGATATTATTCTTCTTATTCTCAAGCGTTGAAGAAAATGAACTTGATGGCGAGGGAGTTCAATCAACTACACGGTAACGAAAGTGGTACTTCTCTTTTTGAACAAGAGGACGAAAAAAAAAAAGACACTAAATACGTAATTTCCACATCTAAACAACCTGTAACAACTACCACAACAACAATTGCGGCACCTCCTGTTGCGGCACCTCCTGTTGCGGCACCTCCTGTTGCGGCACCTCCTGTTGCGGCACCACCAACTCCACAACCAATGGAAGAACAAGGTGACCCCGCATTAGATCCTTTATTAGCGCCACAACCTGCACCTGCTCCTGATCCCGCTGCGGCACCTGCCCCTGATCCTGCTGCGGCACCTGCACCTGAAGAAGTACCAATGACTGATGAAGTACCAATACCTGAAGAGGAACCGGCAACTGAAGAGGAAGTTACATTTAAAATAATTCAAAAACTTACAGGTAAATTAGCTCAAAAAATTAGAACTTATACTGGTCAAGAAGAAATGAGTTCAAATGATACAAAATACGTAATCAATTCAATTTTATCGGCACTTGATTTAACAACATTGGAAGAAGATGATGTTGAAGATATAATCTCAAGATTGGAAGGTGAAGAAGAAGAAATTGATGGTGAGGAAGAAGGAATGGAAGGTGAAGAAATGGACACAGAAGGAGAAGGAATGGAAGGTGAAGTAACTGAACCACAACCTGAAACTGAGATGGGTGAAGAATATGATAACTTCGGAGGAGCATTTAACGATTATCTTGGAGCGGCATACACATCAAAAATGTCAGATAATTTAATGAATGAATTTGATGATGAAGAATATAATGAGTATGAAAATGAATACCCAAGACACGGATCAAGAGAAAAATTTAGAAGATATGATGATGAAGAAACATTTGAGGATCTTTTTACTGAGTCTAAAGTAGATAAAATTATTTCAAACTATTTTTCGGTTGACAAAAATGAAAAATTAATAAAAGAACAAAAACAAAAACAAACTTTAAAAAAATTAAACGAAAAAGAAGTTTATAAATTATCAGAATCTATTAAACAAGAAAGATCTTCTTTAAAGTTTATGGAAGAAAATCCAAAAGCAATTTTAGTTGGATCTACCGTTAAGAAAAATTTGGTATTTAAAGAAGGAATTAAAGAATTTAGAATAACACCAAACGGACAAGTTATATGAATAAATTAATTTACATAAATGGTATGGGTCCAAATTATAAGGGAGACAACATTTATGAATTTATATTCTCAGACACGTTAGAAGTTTGGGGAGAAAATTGGGAATCAAAACCTGCGAATGGTTACCCACTTCCTCCTGATGTTGAATATATTAAACGAGTTGGGGTTTTGACTAACGGAGAGATAACATTGGAGTTAGTACAAGACTCTGATGTTTTTTCAGTTATAGACTCAATGGATGGTGTGTTAGCGTTAGGGTGGGAAAAAGAGAATAACAATGTTGATTTCTCAATCGTCAAAAGATTAGTATTTAAATTTGGTGATTCAGAACAAGACGTAAAAGATAAACTATATGAACGAGATATCGTTCTTGAATTTGAAAAAAAAGTGGTATATGAAAACTAAAGATCACGTTTTAAACTTATTATCTCACGGGTTTAAATTTGACACCGTTGCAAGATTAAATGAGGCACAGGTAAGAGTGTTATCTGAGAAAATTTCTAAAGAGGAAAATAAAGAACAAGTCACAAAAAAAGTGGCAACAACTTATGAGATTTCTCCTGAAACCGCAAAAACAACAGGAGCCGATATTGGTAATGTTAATATAAAAGTTGACCCAACTGGAATGGTTAAAGCGACTGAAATTGGTGAAGACGCAACATTAGATGTTGTTAACGACCCAGATGCTACCGAAGATGGTATGGGTATTTTTGAAAAATTTGAATCCAAATCACAACAAAGATTGTTCTACGCAAGATGTGGTAATGGTAAAACAAAAACAGAAAAAAAATGGTGTAAATGGGCAAAAGAATCTTCTAAAAAAACCGACTATGAAACAACACCTGAAAAAAAAGAAAAAAATGAATCTGATGAAAAATTTATAGAAGAAAGTATTGTTAGATTGATTGAAAAAAATATTAGTCCTAGAATGAGTAAAGGTGATTTAATTCGTACTATTAATGAAAAATCACAAGATTCTATGATATTGAGAAAACCATTAAAAAATACTATGTTTTCAAAAGAATCAGGAATTGAAATGAAACGTATGAAAAGACCAACAATGGGAATGCCAATTATGGGAACAATGGAGGAGAATACTAAAGAAAGAGAGGCTCCCGTAAAAGATCCTGGAATTAAAACTCCACCAAAAAGAAGAGACAATCCATTTAAGAATCCAAACCCTGGTACAAAAGAAAAACCAAGAGGACAAATAAAAACTAAGGATGAAATGAAAAAAGATTTTATTGGATTAATTAAACAGGCTTTAACTAAATAATAATGAAAGATAAATATATACAACATTTAATTAATAAGGTTATTAAAGAAGCTCCTGTTGATTATGGAGATTATCCTGAAAGAATGGATCCAAAAACTCAAAGTAATATTGAGAATCCTGAAAAAAACTTATATGGTAAAAATAAAGCCTTTAGAGGTGGTACGTCTGATGTTGAAAAAATAACATCAAAACGATTTAAAGATATTGTAGATTACGTTAAACGTTATTATGGTATGGTTGATGATCAAGGTAGACCAAATAAGGGTATTAATATTACTGATCCAAGAGTTAAACACGGGATTCAAGTTGAACAATTGAATGCGGTAAGAGAAGTTATGGGAATTGAATCACCTAAAAAAGACGAATTAAAAGATTTGGCCTTAGAAATTTCGGCTAAAGAAGAAGGTTGGTTACCATATAGTAAAACTTTGGAAGATGCAATGGATGAGGGATTGATTGAAAAAGAACCATCAAACGGAGCTGGAACAAAGTATAAATTTGAATTTATTAACGTTGAGGTATTTTTAAACGAAAAAAGAATTAACCCTAACGAATTCCAAATGGAAAAGGAAGAGGAGCCTGAATTTGAAATTCCTTCAAATTTCTCGTTTGATGTTGATGAGTTAACTCCACAAGAAGAATTCCAACTTGAGGTTGAAAAAAGAAATGTTATTAACGCAATTATTCAAGGTAAAGGTAAAAAAGGTCAATTTGCTTTCCAAGCATTTAAAGATAGATTAGATGAAATTGATCCTCGTTTATACCCACTTTATAATAAAATTATGTCGGCAAATGACTTAATGTATTTTACCGATGAGGATTTAATTGAAGCTATGGGTGGTAGTGCCGCTGGATCATCAGGTGTTGATGAAGATGGTGAAGATGAAGACAAAGACTTAGTTATTGCAAATGGTGTTATATTTCCTATTTTATTACATGAGTTAGTTAAAGGTTTTGCCGCAATACCAACAAGAGAACAATGGAGAGGTATGGAACCAGGAAAGGCTCAAGATGTGATGGGACAAACAGATGTATTTTCAAATGAACCAATGCAATTTAGAGTAGGTGGAGAATTAATCACAAAATTAAGATTCCTTTTACCTGACGATTTAACGATAAATATTGAAAATAGAGATTTATTACCATTCTTTGAAAGATTACTTTATGCAGTTCCTGCTGAAGAATTCTTAAAAGAAATTATGGCTAATGTTGTTTCTGAAGACCCAAGAGATAATGATAAAGCAAAACGAAAATTCAATGAATTATTAGTTAAGGCGAAAGAAGATTACAAAAAATATAAAGGTGATGGGGACGATGAAGACTATGAAGATGAGGATGAAGATGATGATATCTTATCTAAATTAGGTTTCTAAATTAAACTACAAATACTTAAAACCCCCTTTTATTAAAATAACTGGGGGTTTTGATATTTATATAGAAATGTCTTATGGGTTTAACTAAAGAACAGGTAATGTTGGAATATGTGAAGTGTATGAAAGATACTCCATACGCATTAAAAACATATCTACAAACATACGATAACACCGTTTCAAAATACGTACCATTGGAGTTATTTCCCGATCAGATATCGTTATTAAACGACTATGAAAATTATGAGGAAAATATTGCATTAAAGTATCGTCAGGCAGGTGTATCTACGGTAACAGGTGCTTGGATATCAAAGAGATTGGTATTTGCTAAAAAAACACAACCTGAGAAAATTCTTATTATTGCCAACAAATTGGATACATCTATGGAGATGGCGAATAAGATACGAGCTTTCGTGGACCAATGGCCAAGTTGGGTTGGTGCGGGATTCTCTAACGATAAAAATTCACAAAAACATTATAAATTAACAAATGGGTCTGAGGTAAAGGCGGTTGCAACATCAAAAGATGCCTTGCGTGGTTTTACCCCTACAATTCTTGTATTTGATGAGGCGGCCTTTATTGAGGCCGACAGTGATTTTTGGGCGGCTTGTATGGCATCCTTATCCACAGGGGGTAAGGTAATTGTAGTTTCAACACCAAATGGTTATGATCCAATTTATTATGAAATATATGATCAGGCATTAAAAGGAATGAATAACTTCAAAATCTCTGAGATGTTTTGGTATAGAGACCCAAGATATTCAAAAGATTTATTTTTAGTTCCAACTGAAGATTTAGTTAAATATCTTCTTAATAAAGAAGAACATGATGAGAGTAAACACATATCCTTTGCTCACATTGACCCATTTAAAAGGGATTATGACGAATTAGATTCATATTTTAAAAAAGGATATAAACCATGTTCTACTTGGTATGAGAAAATGGTTAAAAAACTTAAATACGATAAAAGAAAGATTAACCAAGAGTTAAATTGTGAATTTTTAGGTTCAGGTGATAACGTATTTGAGAATACACAATTAGAATATATTAAAAATAACACCCTTATGGACCCAACAGGTAAATTGATGGGTAATTCATTATGGATGTGGAAAGAACCAATACCTGAACATAAATACATTATGGGTGTTGACGTTTCTCGTGGAGATAGTGAAGACTTTTCTTCC